AAAAGCATATATATGATTAAAGACTTTCCTGAACCTGTAGGCGATATTAAAATACATCTACTATTTTGCGCAGCGTGTATAAAAGCGTCTAGTTGATAATCACGAGGATTTATCTTTTTACCTTTTAGTGTAATATTTAAACTACTTATAAATTTTTCTAAATCTACTTTTTCGTCTATTTCATTTTTTAAAGAACTATCTATGTTTAAGTCGTATCCACGCTCATAACAAAATTCAGCGACTCGCTTTAGTAAACCATAAGGAATCGTTTGTGATCGAGAATCGTATAAACGTATTTTTCCATCCCATATTTTATTACGGTATGCAGGCATAAATTTATATCCTTCAGCGTAAAACGTAAAGTATTCTGATAACTCCATTAGTACTCCACTATCATCACAGCGAAGCAACACTTTAGCTTCATCTTTCTTTATTGCAGTAATCATTACATACCAGAAGTAAACTTTTTAAAGTCTAAAATATTTTTCACGTGTGTATGACGCCAACGAATGTTACCCATGATTTCTTCAAGAGTATCAATAATTGTTTTCTGATAATCGATTTGCGCTCGAATACGCACCATATCTTCATCAGTTGAGTAATACATATCCATATCGCTTTTTAATGGTTTAGTCATACCATCGAATGGATCATACTTCCATTTTCGGTTGTCCATATCTTCTTGCGACATCTTACCATTATAATAAAGCCACTTATCTTTTTTCATGGATTCTTGCTCCATTTCTTTTTTCTTTAGCATAAGCTTAGCCATTGAAAAAAGTTCAAGGTATTTGGCGTGTAATTTAGAAGACTTTAAAGTTTCTTCGTCGAGACAAACATCATCGATGACTGCATCCTTCTTCCACATCTCTAGGATCTGTTCCAAGTTAATCATAATATAATTTTATTTATAGTTATTTAATTATTACAAATTCATTGTATCTAAAACTCACATCGGCCTGTAAATACTCAACATCAGTTGCTTGAGCGTTAAAATCAACACCACTTAATGATACAGGAAAGGCATCTTTAAATTGAAATTGTTTATTGATATTATTGTGGCTAGTCATAACAGATAAAATCATGTCATGTCTTTCAAAATTAGTTTCTTTATTCGCTTTCATCCAATTGAACACTTCAGTGTAGTTGTTCATATCTTCATCAATTGCAAATCTTAATGATAGCGCTTCAAATGTAATTGCTTCACCAGGCATATATCCAATATTGTTACGAAAATTAGTCTGAACTTCGCCAGAACTAATTGATGGTATTCCAAAACTTGTGATGAAAAATTCCGTATTCGCAAACTTTTCGCGATTAATCGTAAGCTTAAACCCTGTAGGAGAAAGCATATTAATATTTGTTGTCAAATTTGTTACACTCATATATCTATTTATAACGCAAAAAAGAGGAGCTCCGAAGAACTCCTCTTTAAATAAAAGTTAGTTAAAAACTAAACTTAGCTTTGTCCACCTACATTGATGTTTGTAACAGTGAAGCTACGGAAGAAGTCGTTGCTATTAGCATTGCCAATTCCGTCAACTGTTCCAGTAAGAGGATTCGCTACAAGACCATAACGGGTCTTGAATGCAATCTTCGGTTGGAAGCTGTTTTCGCCAACTGCACGTACCATTGTGAGTGGTACATAAGGTGCGTAGAACAGACCTGCGTCATAAGCATTTGCTCCTTTATAACCAACAGTAGCGTAGTCGTTAGTTGCATATGGATCTACATATACTTTAAGGCGCCCATTAAGAGTACCAGCAAATGTGTTACCAAGTGCGTCTACTGTAAGCTCACCTTCACCACCGAAAGCAAGTTTACCAGCTGCTGCCAATGCTGATGCTACGTCAGAAGAACAGATAACAAAGTTACCTTTTCCACGACGAGTTGAAGTAGCGATAACGTTAGCTTCTTGCTCAATCTTATAGATTAGAGACTGGAACTTTTCAACTGCCCAGCGGCCGTCAGCGTCAGCTACCAAGTCGAAGTTTCCAGCATTTTTACCAGTTACTACGATTGAACGGATAACTTCACGGTTGATTTCACCAAGGATTTCACCAGACAAGATGTTAGCTAGTTCTGATTCAGCGTCAAGGCCGTGAACTGCTTTAAGATCTTGTGCAAGCTCCATGGAGTATTCTGCTTTCAACTGACGAGTCTTAGCTGAAACAAGAGACTTTTCAATTGTGAAGCCCATTTCGTTAATTCCGCCATCAGTAGCAGTTTCACCAGCAAGTGTTGAAGAACCTCTACCGGTTGTGATATTTGCATAGTCTGAGCCACTAACTGCTCCTTCAGGAGAGTCAAATAGACCACCAGCTTGTGCACCAGTACCTGAGAATTCTGTATCTGGCTCGTTGAGGAATGCCTCAGCTTCGTCAGAACTAGGAGAGTTAATTGCTGTGTTATCAGCAAGGAAGCGAGGCTTCATTGCAAAGATAAGACCAGTAGGACCAGACATTGGCTGGACACCTGCTACGTCGTAAGCAATAAGATTAGGCATAGCACGACGAACGAGAGAGATAAGAACCGGATCGAAAGTATCGATAGCGGAAGTACCTGTGTTCGCGTCCTCTGTCAAAGAAAAGCTTGAAGCAGCTTTCTCTTGGCGAATAGCATGTTCTGTATTCTCCAAAAGCTTAGCAGTTACAGCTTTCTTGTAGCTATCAGTGATAGCTGGAGCATCAGCATGTTCAAGTACTGGTGCCCACTTTTTGATTTCATTTTCTGCGTTTAACATTTTAAATAATTTCCTTTTTAATGTTGTTTATGATTGGGTTTATTTGAAACGTGAAAGATGAGATACGTACTTAGCCATATCCTTAGGAAGTTTAGCTATAGGATCTACTTCACCTTCTACGATTGTTTGTGTTTCGGTTGTTGCGGAATCTACCGTTGTAGATTCAGACAATACTTCTTTAGTTTCAGTTGACTCTTTAAAGAATCCTTCTTTAATAGTTGCTACCTTTGCGGCAAAAGTTTCAGCATCTACAAACTGTGTTTCTTCAACAAGTGAAGAAAGTTTACTTGCTTGTGTTGATGCCAAATCAGCAGACGCTTCGCTAATGATCTTTTCACGCTGTAGAGTTTCAACTTGGCTAGCAAGTTCTTCCTTTTCAGCTTGAGCATTAGCAAGAGATTCTTTTATTTCAGTAACTTGTTCTGAAAGTTCATCTACAAGATCAACTTTAGAATCAGGAACTTCAATGTAGTGTTCAGTGAATACACCTTGTAGTGCACTCATGAAGTTTTCCGTAATCTCTGTGCGCAGTTTGTTATCAACAAACTCCTGATTTTCTTCGATCCAAGACTCAACCACAAATCCCAAATAGTCGTCAATCTTTTCAACAAGAGACTCACGAACGTAAGTTACTTCTTCTTGTAGATCTTCAGCATATTGAGATTCAAGTTCTTCTTGAATTGTTTGTACTTTATTTGCAACAGCAGCTTCAAATAAGATAGAAGCTTTTGCTTTGAAGTCTTCTGTTAGTTCTTGATCAGCTTCTGCGAGTACTTTAAGGTCTGCAGCGAAATGATCCGCTTCAGTTTCTTCCCTGTGTGTACCACAGCTAGATGCCATGATTGATTGGTAAGAAGCCATGAGGTCATCCTTTTTCATAGCCTTAAGTTGACCATACATTGCGTTAATGATGTCAGCTTTAGTCTTAGGCATTTCTTCCATTTCTTCTTCATCTTCAGTCATGTTAAGTGCTTCATACGCTGCAACTAACTCGGACTTTTTCATACCTTTTAAAGTATCAAAACTAGCAGCTAGATAACCAGCTTTAGTTTGTACTTCAGGTAATTCTTCTTTTTCATCTTCGTCAGACTCTTCTTCTTCGACTTCGTCTTCGTCTTCATCGGAATGTTCGCCTTCTTCAACTTCGTCTTCGTCCTCATCTTCATGAGCACCTTCTTCAAGTTCTTCGTCGTCTTCTTCCTCTTCGACTTCTTCCTCGTCTTCATGAGCACCTTCGGAAACTTCTTCCTCGTCCTCATCTTCAGATTCTTCGTCTTCTTCAGATACTTTAGCTTCTTCTAATTCTTCATCTTCGTCTTCTTCAACTTCAGCTTCATCATCTTCATGTTCCGCTTCATTTTTTTTCTTTGCTTCTCCAAGAAGCACGTCTAAGACTGCATTAGATAAAGGTTGTTCTTGTTCAGTGACTTCAGTCTCCTCAGAAACTTCAACCTCTGACTCAACAACAAGATCTTTTTCTTCTACATCTTCGATAATTTGTTCGATTTCGTTTGACATATAATTAAGTTTCCTTATATTTTTGAATTAGAGTTTGGAGAGGAAATCACTGAAGATTCTTTCTTGGGCTTCGCTAATGCGGCCCATAGGAACCTTTTTAATTTCAGTCTCATATTCTTCAATTTGTTGAGGTTTAAGAACACCATTATCCCAAATCCATTCAACACCTTCCATAATGCCTTCAACGAAAGCAGAGGGTGCACTTGGATCTTGAACAATGTCAACAGTCGCAAGAACAAAGTCGTCCTTTACAAATGTTTTACCTTCTTTTTGTTCAACAGTACCCATACCACGACTCGAGACGCCTAACTTGCACCCGCCTTCGACGAGTCCTTTCACTATTTTACCCATAGGTGTATCTAGTATCAGCGCTCTTCCAACAACATCGTTACCGTTCCATTTAAGTTCAGTAATTCTGTGTGAAACTTTATCAAGGTTAATTTGCGGCCCTTCGGGGTGATTTAATTCACCAACGGCTCGTCCAGTTTTAACCTGCTCCTTAACATACTTAGCAGTTGCTTCTGATAGTATGTCTTTAGGATAAATTCTATTATTGCGGTTTTGTTTTTCCGCTTGCATGAATACACCTTCGATATAGACGTCTTTACCGCCATCTTTTTTTGCTTCGGTAATGTAATCAAGCTTTTCTAAATGTTCTGTAATTAGCTTCATTTTTCTTTCGTTTTGTTAAAAATATTTGCGGTAAGTCCTACTTTACGAACTTCAAGGGCATCATCTAACTTATCACGAATAGCTTCTCCAAATGATTTTGCAGAACCTAATTTGTTGTTTGTTACAACGTTATTAAATATTTTTTGTGCTTTTTCACTCATGTTAATTCTATTTATAATTTTTCAGTTTTTAAAAAGAGGTTTAAAAGTCTAAATCGTCTCCTTCACCTTCGCTGTCTTTAGATTTTTCATCTTCTACTTCATTATCAATTTTTTCCATATCTTCATCTGATTGTTTTAAAACATTTTGGCGAACATATTTTTTTGATATAAATCCTTTATCAAGCAAGTCATCCATTTGTTGCGCCATTTCTAATCTTTCGCGCATAATTTCAAATTCTTTTAACTCCGCAAAATAGTTATCTTCTAAAAAGTCAATATTAATAGTCTCTTCAATATCATTCCAGTCGTTTTCTGTTATAATGCCTTTTAAAATTAATTGAATTCTTAAAGCATCAATAAACATAAAGGAGAATTTTTTACGTAAACGATCAATAAACTTTTGGAATTTAACTTCTTCTCTTGTAACTTCACTTGCTCTACCAACGCTGAACGCAGTTTCTTGTTCTAAACGTGAAACTGGAACATTTAACGCTCTATACAATTTCTTTTGGAAGAATTGCACATCTTCGATTTGACCAAGGTTTTCTCCACCGCCGAGTGTCGTAATTTCTGTACCTCTACCTCCTTCTCTACGCGGAAGATAAAAATCTTCTAACATAGACATATGCTTACGATCATCACTAACATTACCAGTTGTAGCATCGTATACCATTTTATTACGATAACGCGAAACAACTTGTTGTACATATTCTTCAGCTTTGCCTTTTGGTAAATTACCTACATCAATATAGAAAATTCTACGTTCAGGCGCTCTTGAAACACGATAAACAACTAATGAGTCTTCCATGTAGCGAAGTTGATTAACCAACTTCATTGCTTTATGTAAGTGACTAATTACTCTTTGTCGAGATCCATCGTATAAGCCTGAGTTAACTTGAATAATTGCATCTTTAGCAAATTTTATGCCATTTGTTTTTTCAACACTGTTTATATCTGGTGAATACACGTAATATTCATCAACAATTTTTTCGTATTCTACTTTTGTTTTTGGATCAGTCGTTTTTTGCACTTCTTTAACTTTACTAATATGAGTAGGATCAACTGATCTCAATTCTGCAATTCCCTTTTGAGGATTTTTTGGATCAATTATAATATTAAAGTAAAGTTTACCATCGATGTACCAATTTCTAAAATATTCTTCTGCTCTATGATTAAATTTATAAAGCTGAAGTATTTTATTAAATTCATTAATAATTTCTTTTTTAACGTTATCTGGTTGCTTTAAGTCGCTTAAAATAATATCAACCGGAGATGAATTTTCGCTTGCCGCGATAGCACCATCAACTATATCTGATATAGCAGCATCGCACTCAGGTTGCTGAGCCGATTCTCTATATTTCATGATTAATTCGTGATCTGAAATTGTATCAGTACCTGATAAATCTACGTACTGACCATAGTAACCGCCACCAACGGTAACAGTTGCTCCGCCATCATCGTTTGTTTTGGGAATAGGAGAAACCATTTGCGGTTTCTCTTTCTTCTCAACTTTCTTACTAATTTCGTATCCGAATAATTCCATATAAAATATTTATATCACGCTTAGCGGAGGGGTTGGACCTCCGCTAAGCGTAAACCTTTTAATTAATTAAAACTAAGAAGTTGTATCTGATTCCCAATATTGGAAAGCAAATTCAACCGTGAATTCTTCAATCGCATCGTTTGTGTCGTAACTCAAATCGATTGCTGCAACGTTGACTGGATAAGCACCACGAACCGTGTAAGATTTTGTGATGTTACCTGCTTTGTCTAATTGCTCAATTGTCATATCTGCTTGATAGTCTGTAGGATTGGATAGGCCCGTATTATTTACGTGCTCATTAATTCCATTCATCCAACGTTCCATAGCGTTACGAACTTCCATACCGGTGTCATTTAAAACCGTAATTGTCCAGTTTTCAAATGTACGATCACCAGCAATTTTTAACTGGCGTCCACGGAATGGAACATCTAATTGAGCAATTGTACTTCCTGGTAGCTGTGCGCCTTTACACATAAAGGATGTTAATTCAACATCGCCTTGTGCATAGCCGGGATACGTTACAGTTGCTTTAAACATGTTGGGGCGTGCACCGCCGCCAATTAATTTTGATTTAAAATCATCTACTCCTAAAATTGCCATAATTGTTTGTCCTTTCTATAAGTTATTTATATTATTTACCAACTATTTCTGAGAACTCAACACCGGTACGAGTAGCGATGAAATTAAGAGTAATGAAATTAATTGAACGAGCAGGCTTAATATAAATATCAGCCACAAAACGATTAGCATCAATAACATCACCTGTATTATTTGTTTCGTCACAAACAACTAGGAAGTCAGTGATACCGCGGCGGCCTTTGACGTCGCGAAGGAATGGTTCTACCATATTTCTAAACATTGCACGAGTAAATTCATCATTCAATTCGAATAATTGGAATTTAGCTGCAGTAGCAATTGCTTTTTCAAGAACAATAAACAAACGGCGTACGTTAATGCGATCGAATGCTGAAGGTTTACCTTGTAGTGTTTTATCACCGAATAATACAACACCCTGTCCTGGGAATGCTACGATTGGATTAATATTGCTTTTATACAATTCATCTCTATCTGCTTTCTTAGGATTATACATAAGCTTTGTTACTTGACGTAACTGCCCACGATTAAATCCTGCAGGTGAAAACCAAGGTTCTGCTACATTATCTGCGTTAGCACAAAGACCAGCCATAAATCCATTCGCTGGAATATTTACGTAAATATCATTATATTTATCGTAAACTTTAATTGCGCCTGAATCCATAAATCCATAAGAATCTGGAGAACTTAATGAGTTTTTATATTCTTTAACATCTGTTAAAGGTGTGTTACCAGTTGAATCTTGAATTGGTGGTGAAATAAATGCTACACAATCTTTACGAGCTGTTGCAACTGAATTTAGTTTATTGCCAATTGTATTACTGCCATTAGCATCAGCTGCTGCGAAAAGTAAATTAACATCTTCTGTTTCTGCGTCTGCTAAGAAATCAATAGCTGCTGTC